AGGGCTAATGGTCCTAATGGAGTAGCTAGTGGTACCGGTACCGCCGGAAATACGGGCACTAGTGGAGCTGCCAATTCTGGAGCGGGTGGAGGGGGAGGTTCATCTGGCTCTAATGGCAGCACTGGTAGCAGCACACGTGGAAACGGTGGCCCTGGTGGTTCTGGTCGTCTAGTCCTATATTTTCAACAAGGAACATAAATGGCTATAGCATCAGTAGTATTTTTAACTTCTGGAACCTGGACTTGTCCCAGCAATGTCTATTTCGTTGATGTAGAGGGTTTTGGTGGTGGAGGCGGAGGAGGAGCTGGTAGTGCTGCCGATGACGCAACTCCTGCTCTTGGTGCTGATGGTGGCGGGGGAGGCGGGGGAGCTCTCCAAAAAAAACTAAGAGTATCAGTTGTTCCTGGTACTACATATAATATTACTATTGGTGCTGGTGGTACGGCAGGCATATGGCTAGGCGCCAATGGTGGAGCTGGTGGTGATACTACTTTTGATACTTTGGCTACCTTTCATGGGGCTAGCGGCGCCGCCAATGGTGTTCTAACTGCACTGGCAATTGGAGCGGCTAGCTATAAGGGTTTTAGTGGTGCTAGTGTTTCTTATAGAGATTCTAATTTTTCTACTGGAGCATCATCTAAAATCACTTGTCCTGCTCTAGGAGGAGCGGTCGATGATGCTGGCTTTGATAATATTTTTGGATATGGATCTTTTACCGGTGGTGGTCCCGGTACTTCGGGCATGAGTGTTTTCGACGAGTCGATTGGAACTATTGCTGGCGGTGCAGGGGGTGGCGGTGGAGGTGCTGGTCCTGCCGGATCAGGCGGTAACGGTGGCGATGGTGGTGATGCTTCTGATGGTGGTTCTGCTGGATCGGGCGGTGGGGGAGCTCCCGGTGCTGCTAATTCTGGAGCTGGTGGGGGTGGTGGTGGGGGCGCTGGAAATGGTGCTAATGGAGGTACAGATGGCAATGGTGGTGATGGTGGTAACGGAGGCTCTGGGAAACTAATCATCTACTTCGAGCAAGGCTCCTAAGACTTTATATTACTTATTTCATATACTGATAAGGGAGTTTTTATGTTAGCCTTTTTGCAAGCTCTAATCAGTTTTCCTACTATTTTGGTTGTTTTAGCGATTTTGATTTTTGTTACTTGGAGAGTAATTAAGATCGTAAAGAAACATCCGACTGTTTTATTAGGAACATTTCAGTTACTACAGAGTCCTTCGGGAGTTTTTGGTCTTTTAACACTTTTTGCTATTACTTTGGTGACAATTAAACAACCCTCAGTGGGCGGAACTGCTTTTACTGCTTTTTGTGCAATTATTCCAGCCGCACTTGGATTTTTTGAGCATAAAGAAGCTATGGCGGGAATAAACTCTCCACCTATTCCATCTGCGATGATTGAACCCCCTCCGCCTCCGAATCCTGCCAAACCAAATAACGATCCAGTAGTAGCATAAATAAGCAATTTCAGTTATATATTGAATTATGGAGATCAATGAGTAACTTCCCAACATCATTCGACGACGACACTACGCTCCCAGTAGTTAATGATAATATAGATGAAATTGGTGGTCAAGCCATCAATGCTGTGCGTGATTTTGCCTTTAATACCGAGCAATATTTAGGTTTAGGTCTTAATGGAACTCAGCCGTCTCTCGCCGCTCGTCTTGGTGTATCAATCAATCCAGACGGAACTATTAACCCTTCTGCTATTGCTAGTTTAGGATTAGTAACTCTTCCAATTACTCAAGATCAAATTGCTAACAACGCCGGTATCCCTGAATCCAAATTGATGCTTGATTATCGAACTGGAGATTTGTTTAATTATATTCGTGATTTATCTAAGGATGTTAATAATGCTTTGGGATGGATTTCTACCACAGGCATTCAATTAGAGCCACATTTGCTAGGTGCTATTTATCGTCACAGCTTGGATCAAATCGATGTAAGCCATGATCTTATCAACTTCCCATTTTTACAGAATAAGTTTCGACTTTTACGAGATAATAGTCAATCTTATAATTTAATTAATGATATTAACAATGAATTGCTGGCACATCAATGGGCGGATGGATCTCCCTTTGGTGTTAATCAAAATGTGGTGACTAATGATGGATCCGTATATCCATCTTATTATGGTCACACAGCTAGCGGAATATTCTTAAATACAAGTAGATTTGACACTATTCCACAGACTGCACAAGATTTGCAATTATTTGCTGAGTTTATTGATCAGAGCAGCATCTTTTTATTGGGCACCCGAATACAAAATCTATATGCTAACGGTATTTCTGTTACTTCTACTTCTTCCAGCTTAACCATAGATGGTTATGGGCAATCTGTAGTCCCACCTACTACTGCCACTGCCTTTTTAAGATTTCCGTCAGGTAATAACAGTGCTCCGGTAGATGATATTGATCACGGCGATGATATTATACAGTTTTTCCCTTCCGCTTCTAGTATCAGCTCTAATTCTTTCGATCAGCAATTTGCCTTAGTTCAAGTGGGCGATATTATCAGAATAAACTATGGCACTGTAGAAGTCCAATTTGTTATTTTAGAGAAGAAATATATTCACGGAACTTATGCTGTTAGAATAGCGGGAAAAAACTTATTTTACACTACTAATGCTATTGCTAGAATTGATAGGCCACTCTTTAACAAAAATAAATATGGAGTTTTGGCTGTCGCATCCGCCAATAGTAGTTTTAATAGTTCTAATATACCAGCCAGTCTAATTATAGGGGCTCCTCGTGGAGCACAAACTTTGGGGATAGGATTTAATCCAGATCAATTTGATAATCAACATTATTTACTATATCTAGCATTATATCCTACTGGATCGCCACAAGACGGTTACACTATTCTGCCAGCTATTGATGTTACTGGTAATAGAGGAGCTACGCCAGGATCTTATACTTTGGATTCAATAGTTCAAGCTACTAATTTAGCTTTTAGGCAACCAGGCTATAATTATAGATTTATTGCTTTTTCTTATCAAGGTGAGTTCGGTATTATGTTAGCCGATTCCTATAATAATGCTTCTTTTTCTATTATTAACGCTACCGTTCTTCCAAACGGAACCGGCTATGATACTAATAATACAAATCTTAATTTTCCACATAATGTAGTGGATGTCTTCACTGCTAATCATGATCCTTTGGGTTTTGGAATATCTAATTCTAATATTGCTAGCCCACCATATTCTTCTTCTTTTACTTCTTCGGCTGCTTCACAATTTGTGACTCGTATTGTAGTACCGCTACGAAGAAATAATTATTATGTTGATGGTGTAGAAAAAGAAAAACTTAATTTGCAAGTGGGACAAGCACTAGATCAATATGGTGATGGTTATTGGGTTGCTTCTATTGATGGATATCAATCACTCGCAGGACATCTACAAACTACATATTTAGTTCCATTAGATTTATCTAATTCAGACTTAAAGGTTGGTAAAACTTTAGTTGTTCAATCTTTGGGCTCCGGTAGTTTGGTTGATTTTGGAAGATTTGTTATTAGTGGTATTAATTTTAATTGTTCTACTAGTCCAGCTACCGCTATTACGGTTTATGATGCTGTACATGCAACTGGAGTATCACCATCTTCTACACTAGCAACTAATCCCGATGGTTATGGATCTGATGTAGCATTATACTTTAATTCTGATTCCGTTGCTTTTAGTCAAGAATCGGCTACCGATCTTGTTATACCGTCACCTAACGGTCCTTTTAAGAGATTTTTTGAGATTTATGTTGATGAAGATGGAAATACTTTTACTCACGAGCGTGCCCGTCTTAATGCTAGTGGAACTCTGGTTACAGTAAATCCTTCTACCCCTAGTGCGGTTCCTCTTTATAATACCTCATCCTCTCTATCTTTTATTAATATTTATGATGTGTCTCCTAAATTGAGAGGATACAATTTTGGAATCACTAAAATTAATTTACAACTTTTCTCTTATGATTCTACCACCGGTTTGTTTGATGGATATTTGTGCCAATTTAATGGAACCAATGTTACCAATGCGGGCCCAATTATTGTCGGACAAAAGGGATTAATCTCTAGATTTTATGATGACACCAATGTAGATTACATCGATTTTATTTTTAACCCGAGCGATACTATACCTTCTTTTACGAGTACGCAATCGGTAGATATTCAACTTTTCCCATCTTTAAGTTTAGATGGACAAATTATGCAGATAGGAACTTGCCAATTTAATACTTCTAATTATCAAGTCTTTTATATGCAGGATAAAAGACAATTCGGAAATATTAGTGAAGATCAATTATCTACTTCTGCTATTGATTTTATTCAATCTACTGGCAAAGAATTATTTGATAATGGTATTATCAGAGGATTTGATGCGTTAGATGCTAATGGAAATCCTTCTACACAAATTAATATTTCTGGTGGAACTATTAGTTTTAGTGGAGGTGAAGCATTTGTAAATGGAAAAATTATTCAACTAAATCCTCAAACTATAGATCTGCCTGTAGTATTAGAGGCTGTCAATGGTACTACGAGCTCAACAGTTAATGTAATTACTTGGTTTATTTGCGTTAATGATAAATCAGAAATAGAACTAGTGGCTTCTACTGATTTTGATCCATTTGGTCCCTTTGTAAGTCAATATTCTGCATTTGGTCTTAATCATTTACGATTATTTTATGTCTTAAATCCTAATATGGGAAGTCCAGTGCCATATCAAGTAAGAGGTACTTATTTTGCTGGATTAGTTGTTAATCAAAAAGATGTTACTCCGATTGCTGTAGCGGTTGCTACCGTTACTAATCCAGGTTCTGGCTTTGTTGTTAGCAATGTAATATTAAATGATGCAAAAAGATTTATTACTAACGGTTATGGTGGATTAGTAGAGCCAATGACATTAGGCACTTTTGCTAGTTTCAGAAATTTTGATTCTTTAATTAATTGGCTGTATCAACTTAATAATTTGTTTTCTGCTTCCGTCGGAGAAAGTAATCCAATTTCTAATACTGTGATTGTAAAAGGACATGTGACTATTGTCGCTCCGGTTACATTAGGATATATTTTCGGGGAGATTCATTTCGAGGGCGATAATGGTGTATTCGATGTTTTCTGTCCTACGGGATTTGAGATCCAAAGTAATGTTCATTTTAATAATGTTATTTTTAATTACTTGTATGATCCAGTAGTATATGATTCTATTTATCACGATATAGGTGATGGTTACTATAGTACTGGTGATTTAATTAATACTGGTCGAGGACTCATTCATATGGGAACTGGTACCGTCCCCGGCAGTTTGGGTTTTAATAGAAATGTAGCAATTACTAATTGTCACTTTATCTGGGTACCCTTAATTGCCGGATTAGGTGGAGTACCCCCATTTGTCGCAGTACCCCCAATTACTTCTACTGCCATCAATAGGTATTCTTTTATCAATGTAGAATTAGCTCAGCCTTCAGGATCGGCTCCCACTATTTTGCAGAGCGTCAATATATCCAATAACACTTTTATCGAAAATACTCTCAATTCTTTTGCTCCTGCTAACCAAGAAACGACTCGTGCCGCTATTGCGTTTGTTAGCACTTCTAAAGTATCTACACTCAATATTGCGGGTAATGGTCTTAAGTTAATAAATGTAGTTATTAGAGATAATGTTTGTGATAAAGATCAAATGATTGCTATAGTGCCAAGCTATGCAACTTCTGCTCCAACAACTATTGCCAACACTTTTAATGCTACCTCGGTTCTAATTGAAAATAATACATGTGGTGCCATTTCGGTCTTTACACAATATGATACGCCGGTTGATGTTAATTTTACAGCTAACTTTATTAACTTTACTCTAGATAAAAATAATGGACTAATAATTAAGGGTAATACCTGTAAATATATTACTTCTACAGACTCTAAAGGCGTGGAGTTATTTGCTCAAGCGGCTGCCCTACTACCCAATACTGGACCAATAATTATTGAGGATAATACTTGTTCCTGGATTAAACTTCCTTTAAATGTCAATCCATCTGTACCCGCTGCGATGCCTTGCATCATCAAAAATAATGTTCTCAAAGGTTATGATACTAATTTTCGTAAGAATTATTTAAATGGTATATTGGGAGTTTTAACTAATACTGCTATAGAGTTAATAATAATTGGTACTAGTTTATCTACCAGTGCAGTTATTGATAGTAATTGGATTGATATAGGGGCTTACGCTACTATCTCTCCGATCGTGACATTTTTCCCTTACGATTTGGGTATTTCCACTGCTCACGATGCTGAGATTAGTCATAATACTATCAGCAATTTAAGTACGGTTGTTAGTGGACAGCCACCTATTGGTATTGAGTTGGTTACTTCAGGCGGAGTAACAGTACATTCTAATATTCATCACAACAAATTATTTAGATTATCCACCACTTGGCAAGCTTATATAAATGCAGGTATAGGTGGTAATCACTTAATAAGTGATAACTTTTTTGATCAAACTACCGTAGATGGGACTCATACAGAACAACAGATTATAGGCAGTCTAAATCTTCATAGCATTTTTAGAAACGTTAATCAATTAGTTTATGAAGCTATTTCACTAGTAGATTATAAAAATTACTATATTGGAGCTGGAGCGGGTGCTGCTTCTGGTACGGGTCCAGCAGCCACTGGTACCTTAATATTTGCCGATCCAGTCAATAATACCTTTTTGTCTAGATATACTTCATCATTTGCTGTTACTTCTACTTCTGTATATTCACAGTTTGCCGAGCTAGCCGGATTTCCTAACGCTACCCCGCCTACTACAGCAGAAAGAGATTTAAGTTTTACTATCCCATTAAGTGATCACTTGCCCAGTGGTGTCAGAATTATGGGAGTACAAATGGGTGTTTGGCTGCAAATTGGCGGATCAGCATTAGTGGATACTACCAGCACCTCTAATAATGCGATTACTTTAAGTTTAGTTGCTTCTAAAGATAATTTATTCACGGGTACATCTGGAACCGCACCTATAACAGATGTAAAAAATAATATTATTCCTTCTTCAATTGGCAGTACTGTTGGTGCTGACTTCTCCATTTCTCCCAGCTTTTTGGTTAATCCTTTAGCTTTTACTCTTTTAGTGGGCACCTCTGATTCTTCTGGTCCAGGATATCAGGTGGTGACTACTGCAGATTTGACTGGAAATACACAGTTTCTAACTTTGACGCCAACTCCGGGAGTTGGTTTCACCACTGGTAATAACTATAGAATAAACTTACAAGTAGATATGAACTTTTTGAGAAGAAATGCTGCAGGGTCGGGTGGAGACGGTGTATTTTGGTATTTTTCACCAATTCTTGTAACATATACTTGGTAAATAATGTCGACTAATAATTTCTCAAAATCTGATCTTTTTCAATTACATGATATTGTACAATCATCAATGATCGTGTATCCAAAAGAAATTATTATTGCAACATTAAGAGATTTTTTTTCTAAAGATAGTTATTACCATTATTCTAAAGATCAATGGGGATTTCCTAATACTACTGATCATACCGATTTGCCTCCGGGTGCTGATTTTCCTACCGTATATAATCGGTTTGGTTCTAATCAAGAAGGTTTAAGTACTCGTTTATTTATTGGAGAAAATTGGCGATATGATGGTATCTACTACCCGGCTATTCTAGTTAAGAACGGCGGCTCTCGCTATGTACCAATTTCTATTAATAGAGATAAGGGCGGTTTAGAATATGAAACTATGGCCTTTGTGGACGGTTATGGCAATCAAACTTTGATTTCTAGACCGGCTTTCTTTTATACCGCTGGAGCTTGGGAAGGTTCTGTTAGTATTGACATTATGACCCGCAGTTTAAGATCTCGTGATGATCTTGTAGAGCTAACTGCTATGTGTTTTACTGATATTGTATTTGATACTCTTTATGATGTTGGTCTTATTATTAAACCCATTCAAATTGGTGCCCCCTCTGAGTCAGATGATAGAAATGATAAGTTATTTAGGCAAACTCTCACATTAGATATAAGGACCGAATGGAGAAGAGAAATACCGGTAGGTAATCTTATTGACGCCATTCTTTTTACCGTAAACTTCCAAAACTTATCTCAACCAGATAGCCCTATTGCTGCTAATTTAACCATTAATACGGAAGTTAGCATAACTGATATGCTACTAAAAATGTAAATATTGTAGGTTTAATGGTAAATTGTAAAGTTTTTCCAGAAGTGGGCAAAACAATAAAATGTGCTAATATATCACCAAGAATAGTAATATTAATACATTTTATTGAGACAATCTACCAAACTGAGTGAGAAGGACTAATCATGCCAAACATCCCAGGCGCAGCAGGCGCACTTCCAGGAGTATTTACAGACGTAGTTACTGTATCAAGTGGAGTTAACGTTCCTGGCGGTCTACGTGTCGCAGCAATCATCGGTGAAGGTGCCGCAACGGAAACAATTATTGCTCAGGCTCAAGGTGGCGGGGTTGATGGTTTGAACCCAACTTATACTTCTACGACTGGTGCAGACGGTAGACACTTTCAGTTAGCTAATCATCCTCTAGTAGTAAATCGTACCACTATTTTTAAGAATGGTATCCCACTAACTGGCCTGGAAGGAACCATTATTCCAACCACCACTTTTAGTGATAATTTTGATTATATGCTCGATTCTACCACTGGTCATTTGCTCTTGCAAGCTGGTCATTTGGTGGATCAGGGAGGAACTTTCTATGTTCCTCTTACCACCAATGTGGGTCAAGGTGTGCTTAATAGTTTGCAATTAGTGGATCCAAATGCTCAGCCAGAAATTTGGACTATTCGCTGTGTGAAAGTTCAACGCAACGCCATGAACCAACCAATTGCGGGTACCGCGACTTTCTTGGCTTTCGGTTCTGTCTCTGGTTCTCTTCTAGATGCTAATGGTAATCCAATTCGTTGGATTGCCAATAATCAAGTTGTCTCCAACGGAATCTTAAGTTTCTCTATCCAAGAGAGCCAATCGATGAACGTCACTATCTCTCCATTCCGAGAGGGCGACGCTTTCACTATTGAAGTAGCTAGTGGTGTTTTGGTGAAGAATGATTCTTTGACTGCCACGGAAATCCCGGTAGCTAACTTGAACTCTCCAACTGTGGTTAATGGTATGGGTCAAGCTTCTACGCTTTTCGGTGTGCCTAGCACTCCATCTTCTTCTACTAATAGTAATGGAAATGGCCTTTCTTTGGGATGTCAGTTGGCTTTTTCTAATAGTGCTCCTTCTATTCTTTGTGTCCAAGCTGCTCCTCCATTACCTCGTAGAACTTCATACATATTGGATCCGTCTGTTAATGCACTCTCTACTAACTGTGATGACTTTATTTTCCCCTTGCCAGTTGGTGTAGTTCCAGATTTCAACTCTGATATTCACTTTTTCGTGCAAAATAATACTACTTTGGTAGAAACTCAGATTCTTCCAAACAAGTTTACTTTTTATACGCTGGATACTCCTGGTAACCCAACTACTTGTGGAAATAATGGATTTGTTTTCGATAATGCTCCAGCCCCAGGTGGTCACTCCTATTTTTACAGCGTTAATCAGAGTTTTGAGACCATAGCAACCGGTTTCGACGGCTATATCGGTCGTTTGCCAGCTTTCGGAACCAATGCTGTTTTCCACTCCTCCATTGCTTTCGATTCTACTTATGTCGGCAAGCTCTTAAAGGTAATTGATTCTAAGAATGCGGCTAACATCGGTACTTTCAATATTACTGGCGTTTCTAATACGCAACTATCTATCTCTACTATTCTCACTGGTGAACCGGGCGACCCAATTCCATTCCCAAGCCCAAGTGGTTTCCCAGATTTTACTTCTGATACTGGCGTCACCTTTGAGCTAGTCTTTATCCCAACTGGTTTGCCGGTGCCATCTAGCGAAGGAACTGACGGTACCCTTGTAGCTTTCTTGAATACTGCTACTGCCACTTTGACCAGCAGCACTGTTAATTTTAATATTCCAGATTTGGCTGCTGACTACAGACTGCAAATCAACGGCTCTACTAAGGGCAATAATGGTTTGTATGATATTATTGGTTACAACAGTGGCAGCAATACTCTTACTATTCAGATGGCTTTCGTCAGTGAAAGTGGTCTCAGATACGAAGTGCTTGATCCAACCTTGCAAAGTAACTATGTCGTTGTCAATCATAACGTGGTTCCAAACGGTAATCAACTCAGAGTTACCATCGTTGATGCTCGCGATGCTAGCTTCTTCGACGCTGGATGGCTTAACGCTCTAGCTTCTTTGGAGACCGTGGAGTGCGATATCGTGGTTCCGCTACCGGCTCAGACTATTTCGGTTATTTTCCAAAATGCTCTCAGTCACTGCTTAACCATGAGCAATATTCGTAACAAGAAGGAAAGAGTGCTCTTTATTGGAGCTATTCAAGGATTGACTCCAGATAATCTCTCTGGAAATAGTTTAGCAGCTGTGGAAAATATCGGTATCTTGGAAGGTATCCAGGGCGAGACTATTACCGACATTTTGTCTGGTAATATCGAAGATTTGGCTAACTATTCGGTACCAAATGCTTTCGGGAACACTTTCCGCTGCGTGTATTTCTATCCTGACCAGATTGTGGTGACGGCTGGGGCCAACAACGTGCTTATTGATGGATTCTATTTAGCCGCAGCTGCCGCGGGTTACGAAGCTGCTGATACTACTATCCAAAATCCTCTCACCAATAAGACTCTCTCAGGATTCACTATCCTGAGAAACAAGCAATTTTCTCCTGCTGTTCTCGAACAATTAGCTGCTGCTGGTGTCACTACTTTGCAGCCGGTGGCAGGTGGCGGAAAGGTTGTGTGGGGTAAAACGACTTCTCAAAGCGGATTCGTCGAAGAACAAGAAATCTCTATCGTCTTTATCCGTGACAGAGTAGCTAAGACTCTCAGAGCAGGATTCCAAGGCTTTATTGGTAATCCACAAAGTCCAGATACGACTAATATCTTGAATACTCGTGCAGTTATTATCTTAAATGCCCTGGTAGGTCAAGGTCTTATCACTGCTTACGCAGGATTGCAAGTTGCTCAAGACAGTGTTGATCCAACTCAATGGAACATTGTTGTTGCTGTTCAACCAACTTACCCAGTCAATTTCATTTACATCAAGGTAAATCTGGGCAAGATTTAATAGAATATTATTGGAGAATAAATGGTAACCTCAGCACCCAATACGGGCTCAACACTTTACGGAACTCCGACTGGTTCTCAAATTAACAAAACCAGTACGGCTATTTCCACTAATATCATCATCATGGTTAATGACCGTGCAGTTGGTGCCGTGCAATCTATGGCCATCAATGAAAAGCGTACTATTAAAATGGTCGATGAAGTGGGAACTGATGGTCACATTGACAGCGTTCCTAATGCCTCCACTAACATCACTGGTACTTGTCAGAGAATCAGATTTGATAGACTGCGTGTGGCGGAAGCTTTTAGCCGTGGTTTTATTCATGCCGCTTCTCAAGTTTATCCCTTTGATATCGTTATTCTAGACAAACAAAAGAGAAATGCAGCTAATCAAATTTCCACTGTTATTAAAAATGTCTGGATCAGCGGTATTAGCTACACTTACCAAGCCAACGATTGGGTTATTACCGATAATATGGAATGGGAAGCAGAAACTATTTTCAGCTTCTTGAATAACGGTCAAGGCAATGGTCTTATTGGTCAAGGTACCCCGGTTGCTCAAGGCGGTGAAATTGGCGTTGTCCATATGGGTCAAGGCGGTAGTCCTCCTAGTGGCGTTAATATCCAGAGTGGTGATGGTGTTGTCAATATTGAACAATTGGTTGATACTGGTGCAGCTGGTCGTAGAGGATCATTGGATGCTGCCGGGCTCATAGATCTGGGCGCGGATTCTCAACTTTTCTAATTAAGCTAATATCTAATTCAAACTCTAAATATCCTACTGTTTATGTTATATATTCAGTAGGATATTTGTTTTTGTGGAGTTAAACATGCCTAATTTTGAAAGCCCGATTACTAGTAGAAAGTTTGCCTCTCAACCTTTGCGCGATATTGAAGTGCCAGACGAGACGGGCTATGGCCAACAACCGCCTCCCCGTGGCACAGGGCAGGCCCAATTTTCGCCTTCTGTCACTCGCCGCTATGGTACCCCTATGACGGATCAAGAAATCTCAGAATTTCAAGAGCGTATGAATCAGATGGATCCAGAAGCTAATCTTTCCGATTTAGAGAGAGAGTTTAAGGCAGGTCGTGAAGAAAAACTTCGAGCTCAAACCCAACTCAATGAGGGTGCCAGACGTCGTATCGAAATGCTAATTGGTATGACTCGAACTACTCGTGAAGTTGAGATTGAAGGCAATGTTTATGTTTTACAAACTCTTAAAGGTAAAGAAATGCGTGAGGCTATTTTAGCTGCATCCGAGTTTGATGGAACAGTCCAGTCCCCATTTGAAGTGAGACGACAAATGCTAGCTCGTTCTTTGGCTAAAGTGGCTAATGTTCCGATTGAACAATTTGTAGGGTCTTCGGTTCTAGAAGCTCGTCTTACTTTTATTGATGAGCTAGACGATACCCTACTTAATAGGTTAATGCAAGAATATTCTTTACTTACCAAAGAGGCTAAGTCTAAGTATTCCTTAAATACTCCAGAACAGGTTAAGGAGGTCGTTGAAGACCTAAAAAAATAATACTTGAACCGGAACATCGATTCCTTTGGGAGCTGTTTAAGATAACTGGTAGGCTCCCCGATGATCCATATTATGAAGAAATGGACCCGGTTCTCAAGAGATGGTGTTTCGAGCAGTGGCTCGGCGACAAAAAAGATGATGCCGAGTTAGCTAAAAATCACGCATATCTCTTAGCCTCCTTTGATCATCCAGATGCAGTTAAACAATTGGTTGGTGAAGGAAATGTTCATGTTTCTACGGAAGAAGAATTTGAGGAATCTAGCCGAATGGTTCGAGAAATGAATCTAAAATCGCTCGGTTTAGCAGATTTGCAAAAGAAAGACCAAGGAGCCCCAAGAAAGAAAAGAAAGCGACGAATTATCAAGGAATAATAAATGACGAATACTCCGCCGACCGGCACAACTCCCACGCCAGCACCTGACCCCAATGCTGTCAATACTTCTACTAACGCTATTGACGCCAATGTCAAGGCTTTACAAGCCCAGGGATATGTTGTACAAAAGAATACCGATTATATGGTTGCCTTGGATGAGAGACTGGATCAATCTCGTAATATGTTGGCCATCTTAACGGGTAATGTTAATTTAAGTGCCCAAGGATTTTCTAGTTTAGGTGACTCTATTTCCGATACCATGGATAACTTATCCAAATTTGCCGATCTTTCTCAAAGCCAAATGACTAAATTTGGGGCTGCGGTGACAGCAGCTTTTGGAGCTACCAAATCTACTTTTGGTGGAATGAATTTTGAGAATCTTAATACCTTCGGTGGTCAATTAGAAAGTCTTATTGAGCCTATTAAGAATAATGAAGGAGCCTTAGGTCTTTTGGCCAATAAATTAGGTGTAGTTTTACCAAATTCCGTTATAGGTAGTGCTCCTCTAATGGCTAGATTCATTAGAGATATGGCTACCAGTTCCGATAATGCCCTTAAATTAGAGGATACTTACATAAGAGCTGCGGCAGCTACGGGTCGTTTAGGAGATGTTCATAAAGATGCGGGAGTGCAGCTAGAACACATAAATAGAATGGTGACCGATCAAAGAGCAGCCATCAACCAAACTATTATTGCCACTAATCTATCTCGAGATACGGTAGAAGCCTACTATAACGAATTACAAAAAATCCCTGTGGCATTGAAAGATGGAGTGACTCATGAAAATGCAGCTAGAGGAGCTACTGAACAATTAACTAAAACTATTCAACTAGCCAGAGGTACTGGTCGAGATTACAAAGACATTTTAGATGATATGCGTGAAGCTGTTAGAGATTACAACGCTAGTATTCCAGAAGCGATGAAGTTTACGGCTCAAATCTCTGAAATTTCCCAGAACTACAATATCGAATTGAAAGACGTTCAAGGTTCTCTGCGTGGTACCGCCGACGCCTTCAAGATGTTTGGCAACGAAGCTGAGGGGGCCTCTAATATCCTTAATGAGTATGTCGGGTCTCTCAAAGCTACGGGTTTAAGCGGAACGGTGGCAACTGATATCGTTACTAACATGACCAAGCAGATTGGAAATCTCAGTATTGCTCAGAAAGCCTTCTTATCAGCTCAAAGTGGTGGTCCGGGTGGCTTAATGGGTGCGTATAGTATTGATATGAAACTTCGCCAAGGAAAATTAGATGAAGTTTTTGCTATGGCTAAAAATCAATTAACCAAAATGATGGGTCCCTTGGTTTCGACTGAAGAGGCGGCTCGTAGTCCTGCCGCTGCTGCTCAAATGACCAAACAGATTATGATGCTTCAACAAGGTCCCTTAGGACAATTTGCTCGCACTCCTGCTGAGGCAGAAAGGCTTATTGATGCTCTTAAAGCTGGTCGTAGTTCTGATTTTAAGCCACTATTAGATGGTCAAAAAGCCGTGGATAGTGCCACTAAATTAGGTAATGATTATGCCAAGCAATCAGCGACTGGTATTTCTCAAATCGTGGCTATGATGGAAGAAGCTCGTGGAACGGCAAGTGGTGCTAATCTTAATACACTGCAAGCAGGGTTTACTGCCGGAGCTGGTACTGAATTAGAAAACGAAAATCTTCCTGCCGTGCAAGCCAGAAAAGCCGCTATTGGTGGTAATATGGAAGAAGCCGCCCGCCGAGTGGGACAGCCTACTACCGGTGAAGGCTTTCGTACCATAGAGAATTGGCAGAAAATTTTGGGACAATTACCGAATGCCTTGCGTTCAGCAGCAGAAGGTATTTCTAATTTGCTAAAACCAGAAGGTATGCAAACGAAACCAGAAGAGACGATGGAATTACCTAGTTTTATTAAACCACAAACTTCTGAACTAGGAGCTCCTGTTATTACTTCGGGTCGTCAGGTTGGAGCCGCTGCTACTACCAATGCTAATCGTGGAGCTACTACCGCCGCAAATGTGGGTGGCCCAGGTCCAATTGCTCCTACGCATATGCATCCAATAAATACATCGGGACCTTTGGGCGAAATCACTGTAAAAGTTGAAGGATATTGCATTCATTGTAAAGAACAAATTGAAGGTTCTTCTCAAAGATATCAAGTATCTCAAGGATCTAAAATCTAAGGAATAATATGACTAACCAGTTTCCAGGCAATGTACTATCTTCTGTTAATACGGCTCAAAATTTTCTTAATAATAGTAGCAATCCATTAACACAATCTCAGCAAGAATCTTTTAAGTCAGATGGTTTCTTGGTTCCAGCTACTTTTTCAGCAGATCAAAATGGTTTGCCTTATACTCAGGTACCAAGCTATAAACAAAGCCAATTACATCGAAATATTATTACTTGGTTTGTTCCTCAATTTGGCACCGTTAAAATGTATGTTAATCCAACTAATATTAGTTATGCTCACAAGAAGCTAATCAACAAAGATAGAACCAAGGGCGGATATACCTTGCAATACTGGGGAGAAGAATTAACCACTATTAATATTACTGGAACTACCGGAAGTTCTGGTATTGAAGGAATCAATGCTCTTTATGAGATTTACCGTGCGGAACAATATGCATTTGATGCTGTGGGTTTAACTTTAGCTGGTAATAATGCTTCAGCTGACATTGCAAATAATTTAGTTAATGGTGTAGGTGGAGCTTTGGGAAATTCTATTAATCAGCTTTTTGGTGGTAGTGGTAACTCTCCGACGGCTGCTGCTGGTGGAGCCGGCATATTAGGTGGTATATTAGGATTAGATTCCCCAAATAATAATCTATCTGTCCAAAACATTCCATCTCTAGCACAATTAGCTTTTACAGTGGAAATGTACTATGGTGGGTGGGTGTATCGAGGATTTTTTGATAGTATGACGGTAACAGAAAGAGCAGATAACTTCTTATTAGAATACCAAATGGTCTTTATGGGTACTCAAAGAAGAGGCTATCGTGTTAATTACTTTCCTTGGACTCGCAGTGCCAAGGATGGTCCGTCTGCTTATGCTTCTCCTCAATCTTTCTCTGGAAATATTCAAACGGGGCAATAAGGTTGAATAATGGGTTTTTTAGCAAACTTAGCAGATCAAATATCATCACAATTTTCAGTAGGCGAAAATACTACTACATCCTTGGATGCCGTTATTGATGGTCAAAATAAAAAATTCGGATCTTTAGGAGATTTGGCATCTAAGTTTGATCAATCTGCCGAAAGACGCTATACAGGATCTGGCTTCCTGCGTCGCGATCCATATAATACTGATCCTAAATTATTTGAGGTTTTACTGCAAGAGCCTGATGCAACTATTTTAGTTAAAAAGAGTATGTTCTCTTCTATTAACGAGAACTATCGACCTGATTTTATGGATGCAGATGAAAAGATGTACTATAAAGCTATGAAAGTCCTCTTCCAAAATAAATGTCGTCAGATATCTAATTTAGAAAAACTTTCTAAGATTCAGAAAGTTACCGCCGCCGTAGGTAATATTTCGGCTCAATTAATGCCAATTATTATTAGTTTAACAGACGGGGCAGGTAGTGGTCTGGGAGTGGGTGGTCCTAATTTATTTGGCGGCACTAATAGTAATGGTGAGGTAAGTAATTTTACTAAAGTTATTGAAAGAGTTCGTCGTATTTATGGTTTTAGTAATACTAATTTACTTACTACTTGGATAACAGATCCTACTAATTTATTTCAATCACAATTTGGGCAGGGAACTGGTGTTATCGAAATAACTAAT